TGTGCAAATCACAGTGCAAGCTGAATACCTAGCTCTTGTTTTTGGAGCTGAGGCAGTTGCGCCAGTTGAAGTGATTGTGACACCCGAACCTTGTGCAAAAGTAAGTTGACCAGTACCAGTTTGCTGAACGTGGATTTGGTCGTTTGCGCTGAAAGTTGCAGGTGGCACCGTGATTGTGCCTGTTGCGCTAACCGTCACCAACTTGTTTAAGTCACCGATAGCAAGAGTGTAGCTTCCTGTTTGTGCACTGAAACCAACCAAAAGACCAGGGCCTGTTGGGCCTGTGGCTCCTGTCGGACCTGTTGCGCCAGCTGGGCCTGTGGCTCCTGTTGGACCTGTTGCACCAACTGGGCCTGTAGCACCTGTTGGGCCAACGTCTCCCTGAATGCCTTGCGGTCCTGTGGCGCCCACTGGGCCTGTCGCGCCTGTAGCACCTGCTGGACCTGTTGCGCCAACTGGACCTGTTGCACCTGTTGGGCCTGTTGCACCTGTTGGGCCTGTAGCGCCAGCCGCATAGGCATAAGCGAGTGAGCTCCAAGCAGTTGCACCGTCGCCAATCTTGAACTTCGTGGTGTCGGTTTCGTAGCCGATTTCGCCTGCAGCAAGAGTTGGGTTATTAGATGTCCAGTTTGCTGCCGTGTCACGGCGATTTTGGAGTCTTGCTGTCATGTTGGCTTCTTTCTCTCTTTGTTAGAAGGTTGTAACCGACGCTCCAGCGTCGATGGTGTACGTCCAACTACTCGCGTTGGATAGCCCCGCATTGTAAATCACGTCGCCAGTGATGCCAGCAGCGTTTGCCCCGCCATCTATGTAGTCAACAACAGGGTTGTCGCCACCTTGTGGACCAGTTGGGCCAGTAGAGCCGCTTGGGCCAGTCGCCCCCGTTGCACCACTTGGGCCTGTTGCACCAGCTGGACCTGTTGGACCAGTCGCTCCAGTGTCGCCTTGGATTCCTTGTGGACCCGTCGCTCCAGTTGGGCCTTGTGGGCCTGTCGCTCCAGCTGGACCTGTTGGGCCAGTGGCGCCTGTGTCGCCTTGGATTCCTTGTGGGCCTGTAGCCCCTGTGGCACCGACTGGACCTGTTGCGCCCTCAGGACCTGTTGGGCCTTGTGGGCCTGTTGGGCCTGTAGCTCCAGTTTCGCCTTGGATTCCTTGAACACCTTGGATTCCTTGAATGCCTTGTGGGCCAGTTGCACCTGTCGCACCTTGTGGGCCAGTTGCGCCGACTGGGCCAGTTGCGCCTGTCGCTCCAGTCTCACCCTGTGGGCCAGTTGCGCCTGTTGCTCCATTTGCACCTGCTGGGCCTGTTGCCCCAGTTGGTCCGATTTCGCCTTGTGGGCCTGTTGCTCCAGTTGCGCCTGCAGGGCCTGTGGCCCCAGTTGCGCCTGTTGCACCCGCTGGGCCTGTCGCACCTGTTGGTCCGACTGTTCCTGTTGTGATAATCGCAACGATAAGGTTGTGGTTGTTTGAAAAGTTGGTCGTGCCCACGCCACCAGATGACACGAAAGTGACTGGGACTTCGAAGTAGTCTGTTTGTGCGACTGGTGTTCCTGCGACTGTCCACTTTTGGAAGTTGGCAGAAACGTCTTTGTCTTGCACAATAAGACCGTCTGTCGTTTTGAGCAAACCAAGGAAAATATCAATGTCAACGTTGTCAGCATTGATGTGGCTGATGTTGATTTGGGTGGCCGAAATCTGCGTTGCGTTGTTCCACAGGATTTGGCCGTTACCTGGGTCACCAGTGGTCGCTGTGGTGTCGGCTGTGTAGTCGTAGTAGTTGGCAGAGCCACCGTCAGCACCCGCTGGGCCTGTTGGGCCAGTCGCGCCTGTAGCGCCCGTTGGTCCTTGTGGGCCTGTAGCGCCAGTTGGGCCTGTGGCACCCGCAGGACCTGTTGCACCTGTTGGACCAGGCACAGTCGAAGCATCACCCTGTGGACCCGTTGGGCCTGTGGCACCTGCTGGGCCTGTTGGACCTGTAGGACCAGGCACTGTTGAAGCTGCGCCTGTTGCACCTGTTGGGCCTGTGGCACCAGTTTCGCCGATTGGGCCAGTTGCACCAGTTTCGCCCTGAATGCCTTGCACGCCTTGAATGCCTTGTGGGCCTGTTGCACCAGTTGCGCCTGTTGGGCCAGTGGCTCCAGTCGCGCCTGTTAAGCCTGTTGGTCCTGTCGCGCCGACTGGGCCTGTTGGGCCTGTTGCGCCAACGTTGCCCTGAATGCCTTGTGGACCTGTGGCACCGACTGGGCCTGTGGCTCCTGTCGAACCTGTTGCGCCCACTGGGCCTGTAGCGCCGACTGGGCCTGTTGCACCAGTTGGGCCTGTTGGACCGACTGCGCCTGTTGGGCCTGTTGCGCCTGTGGCACCGACTGGGCCTGTAGCTCCAGTTGCACCTGTTGGGCCAGTGGCACCTGTTGGGCCAGTTGGTCCTTGTGCGCCTTGTGGGCCTGGGGCCGAAATCTCAACTGTGTTGTTGGTTTCGTTGATGGTGACTTTATTGGCTGCCATTATCGTGTCACCTGCTCTGCTACGGTCAACTGGCCTTGGATTAGGCGAGAGATGTTTGAGCCTGATGTGAGCTCGAGGTCATAAACGTAAAAACCTGGGTCGAGTAAGCCAGTCTGCACTGCGGTGGCTGTGATTGTGATGGTGCCTGTGGCGCCCACAATCGAAATGCCACCGTTCGCTGTAGTCAGCGTCAAATCAGCAACTTCGGAATTATAATTCTGTCGCAACTGCATCGCGGCTGTGTAGCCAGTCAAGTTGACAGGTGCGTCATTGGAGTCGGTGTACACAAGCACGACCGACCACACTGAACCTTGGTCAATGGTTGTGTTGTAAATGCCAGCGGTCATCAATTAGCCTTTTCTGTAGCCCAAACGAGGAAAGAACCGAGAGCGATGAGGGCAATCGGCGGTGAGAACAAAGCGAGTCCAGTCGTTACAAGTGCAACTCCAACAATCTCAACAACAAGACCGAAATCAAAACGCTTCATGGTTCTCCTAGACTTGAATTGAGTGGTAAGTGACTTTGGGTGCAACGGGCTCGGGATTGACCAGCGCTTCGGTGCGGCCTAGGTAAGCCAAAACTGCAGCAATCAAACCGTCAATCTTGTGGCTTTGTGAAGGCTTCATGACTTGACCGTACCGAGTTGGTACCGCGTTTGTCACGTGCCTTGTAAGTTCAGCTGCGCCGTTGTGCTTGAGTCTGCCTTCAAGAATGTCTTCAAGAAAGCGGTCAAGACCTTGCGCCATCAGCTTTCGCTGGCTTGAAGGGTAGACTGCAACGACTTTGTCCGCAAAAGTGGAGTTCCAAGCGTCAAGGTAAGACTGCCAACCTGAAGGGTCGGCCCATATCTTGTGGACCTTGTACTTGGCAAACGCCATTCGAACAGCTTCGTCAACTTCGACTCTTGGAACTTCCCAGCCGTAGCCCGCAGGACCAGGCGGTCGTTCCCAGCATTCGAGTTGGAATATTTTACCGTCTTCAACTCTGCAAGCGACGAGAACTGTGGCGTCGTCTTTGCGAGAGCCGTCATACCCGAGCACCACTTCGGTGCCTTCGAGTAACTCTTCAGGTTCGGCCGCTGCGTTCCATGCTGTGATGTTCATGTAGCGGTCGGTGTCTGTTGACGGTTGATTCAAAAAGTAGCGTCTTGCGTCCGATGCTTTAGTCATCGGGTCTTGTATTTCGGCCATTAGGCGGTTGATGTCAAGCCACTTGAATGCGGGGCCATACACGACAGCAAGTGCTTTTTTAAGCTTCTCACTGTCCTGCAGGTCGGGCACTTCGGGCGCTTGCTTGTGGTCGAATAACAGGCCTGGATTTTTAGTGCGGCCTTCTTGTATCGAAATCCATAAGCGGTGCGTTTGTTCGGCGATTGATTCCTCGCCTACCGAATACATGGTCGATGTCTCGAGCATCCAAGGGTCTGCAGCCTTACGCTTGGCCAAGTTGCGCCTAACGGTTTCGTGCATTCGCTTGAGCTCGGGGCTCGAATAGAGGTGTGTTTCGTCAGCAACTGCAAAGGACTCTTTGCCGCCGTCTTTCGAGGCTGATGCTGCTGTTGATGGAACGATTTCGCCGCCACCTTTGAGAAAAGTTCGTGTGAGTCCGACGTCTATGCCTGGATACTCAGTGCCGAAGTTCGTTCTGACGTGCTCCAGCATGTAGCGCACGTTGTCATACGTGTTGCCAGACTGTGATTCTTCAGTAGCTAGACATCTGATGAACGGGTATTGAACTGGTCGTCCGACTGGATTGCCGTAGGCGTCCCAATGGTCAAAGCGAGCAGGGCCGAGAGCCTCAAAGCAAACGAGCATTCCAGCAAGCTCCGATTTCGCACGACCTTTTGGTCGAGAGAAGAAAGCTCGTCGTGTAACGCGTCGCCCATGTTTGTCCAGTTCGTACGCTTTCAATATGAAAGCCGCTTGTTCGTCGTCTAGAGTGATGGCCTCACCTTGCACGTCGCCTGGGCCGTGAACTAGATAAGTCTCAATCCAGTCAATCGCGTCCCAACCGAGAGAGATGAAGCTACTCTGTTGTCGTTTCTTCTTTGTCAAGCTCCCCCACCACTCTCAACAAACGAGTTCGTCGCTGGTCAGATAGGGTCTTGTTCGATTTGGCCCCCTCTGCTTCACCATCAACCTGCAACCGAAGCCGCATTCTGTCTTCAGGTGTAGCGCCAAACTTCGCGACTCGGAGTCGCAATTCTGCTCCTACGTTGTCACCGTTCCAATAGGACGAGTGCAACAACGCTGTATCGATTAAAAAATCCCAGTCAGTATCGGTGAAAGTGACAGCTTGCGCAGACTTGCGCCAAGTGTCCCACCAGCGAAAAGTCTGTGAATGCCAAGGGTAGCCAGCTGGTAAATCAGGGCCGCGCAAAATGCCGTCTTGTGTAACGACTTGAGTTGGCACAGGGTCAGCGTTTCTGCGTCTGCGCTGTTCTGCGTCCTTAGGCGCTGGACCTTTGCCTGCCATGTTTCTCCTAAAATGTGATAGATGCA